GATAATATTGGTGTAGGATACTTTGAAAGTGAGAGTGTCTATAAACTAATATGCACAATTTCCAGAGATATTGGTAATCAAAAAGAACAAGAAGCATATGCAACTCTTATTTCTACTCTCTTAAATGAGAATAGAAAATATGTCTTGGATAAGTAGTCCTTAATAAGAGTATGTGAAGAACAAAAAGAATATTAAGCTCCTGGCTCAGAGCAAGTATAAACATATACTTGATTTGAAGCAACAACTTTATAGAAGTGCTAAGAAAAGAGCACTAAAGAAGGGGCTAGAATTTAATATTGAACTTAAAGATATACACATTCCTAAGAAGTGTCCTATCTTAAAAGTTCCCCTAATATGTAGTACAAGGTACTCTCCATCCATAGACAGAGTATATCCTGATAAAGGGTATATAAAGGGTAATATAGCTGTTATTAGCACTTTAGCTAATAGCATGAAAGCTAATGCTACCCCTAAAGAACTATTAATTTTTTCAAGAAACATTAAAAAGTATATGGATTTATATCAAGAGGTAGAAGTGGATGAACTTCCAGTTCCACCAGATCCAGAAGAAATAAGTAGACTGATGAATGAAGACTAAGGATCAAAAACAAGCTGAGATTGTAAAAACTTGGGAAGACAATAATAGAGTAGGTCTCCTAACTGCAGTAGGGTCTTTTGGAAAGACTATTACTGCAATCAAGTGTTGTAAAGCACTACCGGAAGATACTGTTATTCATGTAGTTGTCCCTAGACAAATTTTACAGGAACAGTGGGTTAAGATTCTTAATGAATGGGGAGTAAAAGGGGCACAAGTTTTTGTTGTTAATACATATGTTAAGACTCAGATGGAATCAGACTTTCTGATTCAGGATGAAATACATATGTACTCTAATGATGAGGCTGTTGTCTTTAACCAAGCTGTGCTAAATAGCAAGTGGAAATATTTCTTAGGCTTATCTGCAACTATGTCAGAAGCCCATATAGAGACACTCTCTAAGAGAGGTATTACAGAGATCTGTAGTATCACTATGAAGGAGGCTCTAGCTAATCAATGGGTATCACCTGTAATAGAGTATAATAAGATGATGGACTTTACAGAAATAGAAGCTAAGCAATATGCTGAAGCCAATAAGATGTATGAGTTTTACTTTAAGACATTCTATAATAGATTTGATGATGTAATGGCATGCTTATCTCCTGCAGGTAGAGATGCTTATCTGTATAGAAGGAATCAAGGACTACATCCAACTAGTCCTGCATACCTAGATCCAGGTAAAGCTACTGTACATGCAGTACAGTTTAACAGATGGCTTAAGAAAAGAAAAGACATTATTTATAATGCTTATAATAAGTATGAAGAGATCCTTAATATCATTGCTGAACACCCTGATGATAGGTGTATTATATTTTCTGAGAGTACTTCTTTTTGTGATTATCTTCACACTATTCTACCCAATAGTGTACTTTATCACTCCAAGATTACTACCAAGAAAAAAAGAGATAACTTGGCCTTATTCCTAAATAAGGAAGTACAGTATCTCATAGGTGCAAAATCAGTGGATCAGGGATTTGATGATAGTAGTGTTACACTTGGTATTATAGCAAGCAGTACTTCAAGCAGTACTCAGCATAGACAACGTCTATACAGGGTAACTAGATATGAGAAAGATAAACTCTCATATCTATATAATCTAGTAATAAGAGGCTCACAAGAGGAAAGTTGGGTAAGAAATAAACAGAAAGATACAAGAGCTGCAATAATTATATAGAGTCTTTTATAGAAGGGTTAGGATTTTTAAACAAGTAAATAAAAGACATGCTAGATTTAGAAAAATGGGTTGATGTCCTTGTCAGGTATGATATATCTGCAGAAGAATTAACCTATCTACTCTTGATTTATAACAAGAGGTTTGATTTGGTGTATAAGTATAGTAACTTTACACCGAAGGATGATGAGGTAAGACCAACTTCTGCTACCGAGAATATGGTTGGTAAAAGAATAACTCTAACCTCCAAATATGGAGTTAAGGAGAATGTCCTTGTCAATGGTAATAGAAGTAGGAGAGCTATAAACTCTGAGATGATTCTCTCACTTGCAGAGAGGGGTCTAATTGAGCAAGTAATTCCCAGTACTAAGAATACATTCCAATTGGATTATTTTGAGGTAACTGAGAAACTTGCCAAAGAACTCTTCTTTGAGGTAGATAAGCATATTGATGAGCTTTATGAGGTTTATCCTGCTTTTACACTTATTGAGGGGAGACAAGCATTTCTTACCTCTGCAGACAGGAATCTGATGTCCATCCTGTATGCAAAGAACATTAAGAGGGACATCAAAACCCATGAGGAAGTAATAGCTAAGGTCAAAGCTAATTATGGAAACTTGAATATGAAGATAGAAAACTTCATTAAGAGCAAGTTGTGGGAAAAATTGACTATTGAAGAGAAAGTAGAGAAAGTAAGCTCATTATGAATTTAGAAGAGAGAATACAAGCTGGCCTTGATGGTAAATTCCAAGGTCTCTCTAATGGCTTTAAGAGAATTAATTCTGAGATACATGGTATCCAGCGAGGGGTATACACCTTACTGGGTGGTTTATCAGGTACTTATAAGACTACTCTTGCAGATTTTATGCTATTAAATGCAATATCTGATGCAGAAAGCAAAGGACTGGAGATCAATGTATTCTATTATTCCTATGAGATTGACGAGTTATCCAAGAAATGTAATTGGCTTTCCGTCATCATAAGGAATAAGCATGGGATTATAATTCCCCCAGAAGTTATTAAGGGTTTTGGTGACAATAGATTGACACCAGAGCAATTAGAGTATGTCAAGATGGAAATACCTACAGTAGAAGCTTTGTTCTCTAAGATAAATTTTAGATTTAAGAGTACTAACCCTACTGGTATCTACAATGAGATGTGGCAATATATGTCTTCCAAGGGTACATTTACTTATCTAGATTACATAGATAAGGAAGGTAATGCTAAGAAGAAGATTGATAAGTTCATACCTAATAATCCAGAAGCTTATACTATAATAGTCCTAGACCATCTGCTCTTACTTCAGAAGGAAAGAGGCTTCTCAGATAAGGAAATTATAGATAAAGCTTCAGAATATATGGTAGAACTTAGAAATATGTTCAATGTTTCTTGTATCTTTATATCACAATTTAATGATGGCCTTAGTTCTATAGACAGGGCTAAATTTAAAGGTGTAGATATATCTCCGCAAATTACTGACTTTAAGAGCTCTAGAAATCCATATGCAGATGCAGATGTAGTACTTGCTACTATGTCAGCTTTTAAGATGGATATGAGTACCTGTTTAGGCTATGATATTAATAAGCTTAAAGACAGTTTTATTATGCTGAAGGTAATCAAGAACCGTTTGGGCAGAGATAATATTGCCATAGGATTGCTAGCCAATCCAAAAGCAGGTAGTTTCTCAGAACTACCACCTGCAAAATCTGAGGATATGCAAATAGTTTATGATTCATTACTGTAAATATGGAACTTCCAACAAGTAAAATAAAAGCTACCTTAACAGATCCTGGTAAGCTTATCATCTATAGCAAGCCTAAGACCGGCAAAACCAGTCTACTGGCAGAATTGGATAACAATCTCATCATAGATCTGGAGAATGGTACTCAGTATTATGATGCACTAAAGGTTAGTATTAACTCTGTGCAAGAATTAATGGACCTTATTAAAGCTATCATAGCTGCTGGTAGGCCCTATAAGTATATCACTCTAGATACTCTAACCAAGTTGGAGGATTTAGCACTACCTTATGCACTTACTCTTTATAGGCAAACTCCTATGGGTAAGAGTTTTACAGGACAAAATGTGTTAGATCTTCCTAATGGTGCAGGTTACAAATATCTGAGGGATGCCATGACAAACCTACTGAATGCCATTTATAAGTGCGCAGATAGGGTAATTCTTCTTGGTCACTTGAAGACCACTAACATAGAGAAGAATGGCAAAGAAGTATCTGCCAGAGAGTTAGATCTCACTGGCAAAATTAAGAGTATGGTCTCTGCTGATGTAGATGCAATAGGGCTTCTATATAGAGGAGAAGACAACAAGAATATTTTGTCCTTTAAGACTACAGATGATGTTATCTGTGGTGCTAGGCCAACCCATCTCAAGGACCAGGAAATAGTTATCTCTGAGTTAGTAGATGGAAAATTTATTACCCATTGGGATAAAATTTATAATCAAAAGTAAAATTTAAAACTATGTTTCAAGTAATTGCAACAACAACTAGAAGGTTTAAGAAAACTCATGTTTGGGACCTTCGTGCTAAGAATGATAAAATTGAGTTCTCTCCAACATTCTTTAACTTAAGTGAGTTACAGAATAATGAGCTCACATTTGGTAAGAGTAATGATACTTACTTGCTTCTTATCTCTCCAAATGGTCAGTTCTATAAGAAGACTTCTAGAGGTGAGAATAAGAGTAGAATATTCTCTAATCCTACTCTTTATCAGTATCTTACTTCTATTGGAAATGTCTTCAAGCTAGAAGTATTCCAGAAAGATGAGACTGGTACTTACTACAAATTTACTCCCATTACTCCAGAGGATGATGAGGAGGCTCAAGAAGTAACTCCTGAGGTAACTGTAGGAGAAGAAATCTCTAATCAATATCAACTTAACTTTTAAAATAAATAATTATGTTTAATACAAGTAGTGTAAAAGCATCTGGTGCTTCTTCAATTAAACCAGGCATTAATGTTAATGTTCCAGTAGAAGCTATTTTTGAACCTCTTAGAAAAGATGGTTCTGGTGATCCTGTCCTGAGTATTAGAGTTACTGATACCAACATTAAGAAAATTATGTGGGAGCCTAAGCAACTTGGCAATACCCAAGGCCGTGCTTGTCCATTTAACTTTGAGTTTAATGGCATCAAAGGTCAGAAGGGTGTTGAGATGACTGATGAGGTTGCCAATGCTCTTGAGATGATGGGATTCATTAGGGATACTAAGACTGTCTTAACAGCAGTAGTTGGTGATATTACTGTAGAAGGTAAAACTTATGCAGAGTTCTGTAAGAACTTTGTAACTGCAGTAGGTTCTGATAAGACTGCTGATGTTAAGTTGGTTTATGGTAGAAGTGGATACTTAGAGTTTGCCTCTAAGGGTTATATTGCTGCTCCTAATAGCAACAAACTTACTCTTAGTCCTGCTGATGTTATTGTGAAGCCAGAAGTTAATGCTGACTTTACAAGTGCTCCTGTAGCTGCAGATCAAGAATTGCCATTCTAAATAAATGTATGTCTCGAACTTAAGTAGGGACTACATTTTCAAAACCTTTTCTCAGGAAGCCATCTTTGAAGCTTATGGTATTCCAGTAGTCAGAGGTAACTTTGTAAGTCCCTTGAGGAGAGATAGGTCTCCAACATGTGCATTTCAATATTATGGTAATATTCTGCGCTATTATGATAATAGACCAGGAGAATTCTGTGGTGATGCAATAGCTATGGTTATGCATCTAAAACATCTTACCTACCAAGAAGCACTGTTGGATATCTATAAGACTATGAAAGCTTTAACTTTATTATCTAAGGATTCTAACATTAAAACAGAATTGGATACCACCATTTCCTTAGATAATAGCTCTCTTAATCATTTAACTAGGAAAAGTAAGATAGATTTGGTAAAAAAAGAGAGTACTGAGATTAAAGTTAAATTCAAAGAGTTCTCTAACAAGGAACTAGAATACTGGAAACAATATGGAATAAGCTTAGAGACTTTACAGAGATTTAATATCCATTCTTGCACCCATCTTTACCTTAAAACTAAAAATGGAGACTTTGAAAACTGTGTAAGAGGCTCAGAGATGTGTTTTATATACATCTTTGCTGACAACTCTGTAAAGGCATACTTCCCTGAGAGAGAAGCTTATAGATTCATCTCTAATAGTAGATGGATCCAAGGCTTGGAATATTTAGATGATCCTAAACTCTTAGTTATTACTAAGAGTTTTAAGGATGTAGTATGTTTATCATTATTTGGTATACAAGCTATTGCTATGCAGGGGGAGAGTGTTCTCCCTCCAGCATGGCTTGTAAATAAGTACAATTGTGTGTATCTTGCAGACAATGATGCTCCTGGTAAGAGAGCTGCTGTACTTATAAGAAAGAAGTATAATATTCCAATAGCATTATTTCCCCAAGAATACAGAGAAATGGGGATTAAAGATTTCTCTGATGCCTATAAAATCCTCGGGCATGAATATATGGAGGATTTATTAAATACAATTCTATAAACTTAAAAAGTTATGCGTAAAGTAACTGTAGTAACTACTAACAACTCTATGGTAAACCAGTTTGAAGTTGAAGCTGGTGTATCTACCTTTTCTCAATTAGTATCTGCTCTTCCTGCAGTAGATTTCAGTAACAAGACTGTTACTGTAGGTAAGGCTCTCTATTCTCTGGAGCATCCTGATGCTGTTCTTCCAGAGGGTAATTTGAAGGTCTTCATCTCTCCTAAAGATATGAAGGCTGCTCTACCTGCTGAGTATTATGATCTGAGGGATAAACTCAGAGATTTTAGAAAGGATGCTGTAGAGAATGATGATGATGAGATCTTAGACATCATTGGCAACTATACTCATGACAGTGTTAATGTTATGAGAGCTAAGGTTGAAGATGTTGAGGAGATTCTTGCTGAGAGGGAAGAAGATGAGGATACACTTCCTCAAGCTGCTATTACTTCTTGGGTAGCAACTGCTTCTCTTGAAGATAGACTCTTTGAAGTTGAGTATGCTCTTGGCATTAGAAATGCTGCCAATGCTGTTCAGTTTAATCAGAGGGCTCTAGCTGAGGCTAAACATGCAACTCAGAAGTAAGAAAGCTATGGAGATAAAGGGGTTTCTTCGGAGACCCCAAACTCTCCTACCTAAGTTTTCCTTAGATGTTGATGTTGAGGAATACATTAGGCAGTGTAGGAAATATAAGTATTATACTTATATTGCTGGTAATCATATTGGTACTAATATCTCAAATACTATAGAGTATTGTAGA